CGGAAGGTTAAGGGACTTTTCTGTACTAGAATGTCCCGGTCGGTGATCCAAAAAATTACTGACGTTAACCGTTGAAAAGGAGAACAGAGTTGGGTGATAGCGAACGCAGTTCAGATGTCAAGAGCAATCCAAAACATCGGATTAATCTCGCCCTCGGACTTTTGTTTGCCCTCACTTTCTCTATTCTCGTTGATATTTTAATATCAATTTACCTTCTTTACGGTCAACAACTCAGTTTAGTCGGACTAGTGTTACTCGGGAGACATCTCAAATGAGTGCTCCCCCGTATCCGACATCCGTTCTAAAACTCGAGCAGACTCTTCTGAGAGTCTCGGGAGTCGTCAAGGATAGGCCCTTTATAGATGGCGTTAGCTGGCGGTTTCTGATTCGTGACTCTGATGGATTTGTCCGGTATGCTTCTCCGCGGTACTATGATTCTCATAGTATCCCGGCTCAGCTTATCGTCCAACCTGTCATTGCCATTGGATCGTTTTCCGTTCAACTTGTCACCTATCTTACAGGGCCCTTGTTGACTTCTTACCAAGTTGTTGGTCGCATTTCCTTCGCTACTACCAGGTTTTCTTCTGGTACTGCTAAGGTGAGCTTCCATCGACTTAGTCTCACCCAGCTTGCTCTAAAAGAGGCTGGTAGGGTTCGTCGTTTAAAACGGCGTCTCCTTAAGCGTAATTCTAAGTGGACTATCTCTAACCCTATTAAACGTCCTACTTCGGAGTCGCGAACTGCTACTGTGCATCGTTGGTGGTGGAACGGTGTGGCCGTCACGATAAATGACGACTTATCCGTCTACACCTCCTACTTTCGCACTTATAGCGGCTCTGTTACCCCCCAGTTCGGGCGTATAAAGGGAAAGACCAGATTGCCAGTAAATGGCTACCATCTGGATGTGCGTTGGATGACTGATTCGGGCGCTTTCAGTAGATCACATTATTTAGATGTGGGCCCTGATTACGTTACGTATCAGTCGAGTTCCTTCCTTGATATGTACCACATAGCTGCTGTTGGAGAGATATCGTACCCACCCGTTCATTTAGATCACGGGACTAGGAACAGGTCTATTTCGCGTTTGGTCACCAAAGCTGGTGCGAGTTTAGATGCTAATCTCGCTCAGGATGGTGCCCAATTTGGGCAGATGACTCGACTCATAAGTAATTCTATGAATCGTATCACTCGCTCGATAACTTCACTTCGAAAAGGAAACTTTTCTGGTGCAGTTAACGCGTTATGGACCGCTGGGAATCCGCGTTTCCGTAATAAGGGCAAACTCCGCCGTGGTGCTCCTCTTGCCGAAAATTGGCTTGAGTTGCAGTATGGTTGGAAGCCTTTGTTACAGGATATTCGTGGGTTCCTAGATAGTTTGGCTAGATTTAATCTAGCTAACTATGAGATATCAACCGTAACGTCGTCTGCTACGCATAAGTATTTTAATCGCGTTCCCATCTTTGAAGCTAGCTCCAACCCCCGTATTCTTGGTTACCGTGAGGCAACTCAGGTAACCACATACAGGTTTGGCGTTCGCTATAAGGTGGCTGACGCTTTTAAGGCTTTTGCGGCGCAGACGGGTTTTACCAATCCCTTGAACTTAGCTTGGGAGGTTCTCCCATATTCGTTCGTAGTGGACTGGTTCGTTCCCGTGGGCCCTTATCTTGAGACTTTTTCGTCTTTTGATGGGCTTGTTTTTATTGACGGGTTTGAAACCAGGTTTACTGCAATGGATATGTCCAGTAACGTCAACGCCACATATAAAGGCTTTACTTCTGGAGATACAAAACCAAATCTTCATTGGTATGAGACTAGAGGCGAAAATTCTTGTCACGCGGTTCTTCATGACAGATTGAAACTTACTTCGTTTCCTTCTGCCACGAAACCCGAGTTTAAGAATCCATTCTCCACTACTCATGTCTTGAATGCTTTGGCTCTCCTACGTTCGGCCTTTTAGTGTCGTTGCTAAGACGTTACTTCCATCTAAGAAAGGAACCGTTGATATGCCTGCTATAGCAGATATCAAATTGTCATCCATCATTGGTGGTACTGTCAGATCGACAAGTGCCACTGTTGGTGTTGACACAACCTACGGCCCCAATGGCTTTAAAGTCCCTGGAGTCGCGGAATGGTGTGATCGGTCGAGTGGTATTTCGATCGGTTACCCACGCCTATCCCTGTCGGTCCGTCCGCCTACCAAGGCGTCCCGGGTCTATAGGGTACAGGCAAAGCTGGTTCTCCCGACGCTGAACATCACGTCGCCTTCCACGGGTAGCGGTATACAACCGCTACCTTCGGTCGGCTACAGTTGCCAAGCGATCATGGATTTCCTGTTGCCAGAAGCCTCAACGGCGGCTGAGCGTGCTAAACTGCTCAGTCACTGTGCGAGTCTCTTCTTTTCAACAATCAATGCGAGCGATGATGTCCCGACAGATTCGTCGGGTTCACCGTTGCTCGCTGCGATCAACAACTTCGACCAGCCTTATTAGCTGATCTTAGTTGCTGAGAAACCAGGAGAATCAACCATGTCTTATGATAAGCGTGGTTCTAAATCCCTTAAGGGGTTTAGGACCTTCCGTGTCGATCAGAGCTTTACAGCTTTGGCAATCGAGAAGTTTCTTCATTCTCTTGACTGTCCGCGGGCGCTAACTGTTTGGCTTCTCTACGAAAGTGGAGAGCATGAGCAATTAGCTAACCTTCAGATAGATCCTCTGAATTATAATACAGTTCAGAGTTTTAGAGATGCCTACAATGCTACGAAATTTTTGTCAAAATTTAAGGGGTTAACCCTTGAATCTGACTTAGATCAAGTAGCACTTAATAAGTTTTCTGAATTTGAAAACTTATGCAGGCAAACCAATTGTCGCTTTCGAAATCTTTCTGCTGATCCTCTTTACAAAGGCTCGGCCGTTTGGTTGCATAACGCAATCATTCGTAAAATTGAGAGAATTCTTGGCGATTTTGATTATGATGCTTTCTTCTCGCTTCCTGACTGGGGTCCTGGCGCCTCAACTCTTATAAAGAGGAGAGTAGCCAGTCCAGCCAAGAAATTCCAGTGCGAAACTGGAGTGACACGAGATCTGTACTCTCTATTCCCAATTCACCTTTTGGAGAAGATTTATCCTCTTTGGGGTGCACATCTGAAAGAAGTCGGTTATCCGAACTTTCAGATAGGGAATAGAGTTGTTACTGTACCTAAAGACGCAACTACCAACAGAGTTATTGCTATTGAACCTGGAATCAATCTTTGGTTCCAGCAATCTATTGGCAAGATGTTGCGAACGCGTCTCCTTAGGTGTGGAATCGATTTACGCAAACAGGGTGCGAACCAACGTGCTTCTCGGCTTGGTAGTACTACAGGCCGATTGGCAACTATTGATTTGTCTTCTGCTAGCGATTCGGTGTCCCGTTCTGTTGTTGAGGCTTTATTACCTCCACAGTGGTTCGAGATACTGGACATTTGTCGATCCCATTTCGGGACCATTGATAACAAACTAGTTGGTTGGGAGAAGTTCTCCAGTATGGGGAACGGCTTTACCTTCCAATTAGAGTCACTTTTATTCTTCGCAATTTCTTTCTGTTGCGTTGAATACATGGGCGAGGACACTAATCATGTCTACGTCTATGGTGATGATATCGTAATTCCGACATCTTGTTATCAACTGCTTACCGAGATCATGACTTTCTACGGCTTTCGTGTAAACGGGAAGAAGAGCCATTTCTGCTCTAATTTCCGTGAAAGCTGTGGTAGTCATTGGTTTTCGGGCTTTGACGTTAAGCCAATCTATCTTAAAGATAGGTTATCATCCCTTCAGTCGGTTTACCGACTAGCAAATGCTGTTCGTCGCTTAAGTCACTTCCAATACTGTTCTACAGTTGGTTGTGATATTAAGTTTCGTCCAGTGTTTGAGTTCCTTGTGGCTAAGGTACCAAAGGCTCTTCGCCTGAGGATCCCCGAACCACTTGGAGATGGTGGATTCATCTCTAACTTTGATGAGTCCACCCCTAGTAGATGTAGGCACTATATCGAAGGATATAGGGTCTTTAACATCTCTGACGTAAGTAAAACTTACGAGATGGATAGTGTAGGCTATTTATTAGCTGAACTATGGCGTGTGTCAAAGCGAGGTGTCTTAGACGATGCCTCGGGCTCCGAAGCTACACTTAAAGCGAGTTGGGATAAAATCGGTCTTAACAACCGTCTTGGTATCTTGGATAGTGAAGTAATCGGACGTAACTCCGTCCTGCTTCATGAAACAAGAATCAAGATCTCAACAAGTGTAGTCCAACAGTGGTACGATCTCGGCCCGTGGGTTTAACCCCATAGGCTTTTCGCTACTTTTATTAGGTAGCTGGAGGACCTT